AGATACTTATGTTTTTTCCATACTAACTCCGTTTCTTATGGCGCTCTGTGCCATTAGGAGTTAGTGTCGAAGAACCAAAGGTATCTCCAGTCTTTCCTAGGTGTCGATATAATAGCCTATACATTTTTGGGGGGGTTTCCTCTAACCGATAGTCCAGAGTGTCTAGTGTCTCCTAGGCTTGAGAGACATGACATCTGGCCCCCTAAATTGCTAGAACAACATTACGCCCATGACAACCATCTAGCTTGATTGCGTGGGGGGACGCGCAGGCAGCACCGTCTAGTCCCATCCGGTGGCTCACATTCGTGAGGCCTGACTGCAAAACCCCTCAACCTGTGAGTATTTACAGGACGCTTCCCAATCTAAATTGGAGAGGGGGCATGAAGCGATTTTGAATGGCCAAATAGTCCATATACTTTTCGTCCCTTCCTATGATTCCACGGACTTGATTGACTGCTGTCTTGATGTTATCAGCCCAGGTAGCTCTAGACCGTGTCCCTATGAGCGAACCGCAGGAGATGTCCTGGCCTTTGCATGAGTATGGTATGTCCCTCCAGTCATGGACGTGAGTTTTCTTCATCATGTGTGGATTGTCATCAATCCATACTCTGTTCCAAACTTGGAGCATGTCTTCCGTTGTCATCCATTCTCCTCGGGCATGGAGAGACCATGAAGTGCGTCCAGTCGGGACCCAATTGACAGGAACCGAGCTGCAAATGGCAAAAGCCATCATGCGCAGATCTCTCCGATGGAAATGCATGAGAAGCCACATCTGTGCGTAGGCCTTGCTAAGTCCAGCTGTCTCCTTGAGAGTCCATCCAACCCCAGGGGAGACACGGGCCCTCCCTATTAACTCATCCTGATCACGGCAAGGCACAATGATGCTTCTTCCATCTCTTAGCCATAACTGGTGGAAGTGATGAGAGCAAAACGGGACTCCTTCCCAGTTATGCCACCCAACAGAGGGTTTCCATTCATTGATATCCTTTCGAGTTTTGGCCATGCCATTCAAGAATACCAGCGCACCAGCAAATCTATCGTCAATTGGTTTTACAACGACATCATCACCACTGCATGCCATGCGCTTAAGACGGTCTGCCCCGTTCATGACAAGCCACATTTCCAAGTTTATACGCCCACTGCTAGATAGTGTTTCAACGTCATCTCCATGAATGACGCCTTCAGATTCAGCCATGCGTATAAGCTGGACTTTTAGGTTAGTCCAGGTATTCAATGGGTATGTGACAACCTGTCCTGAGCCACGCTGATCTTTACGTGAGATGACGTCCATCATGGTTTTGCCTCTGGTTCCAGGTCTCATGACTCTAACCACTTTGTTCATGTATGTTAATTCCATGATAGACTGGGCTAGACGTCTGTGTGTCTTACCCATACGCTCCACTATCATAAGTTCATCTTCCAAGTCAGCGTTTGTTATCTTGGTGTCCCATCCAGCAGTATCATCAGCATAGAAGTTTCCCCCAGGAATGTGGCTCATTTCTTCAATCACATACCCAAGGTATTGTAATCCAATCCCTTCCACTCCACCATGTGAATTGGAGCGTTCGAGCCAGTGATCCTCATTCAGGAAGCCTAAGGCCTCGAACTCAAGGTATCGAGCCCCTAGCCACATGAACCAGATGGCTCGGCTGCCTTTCGCCCTTCCAAATTCAGTGCTTTTCTTCTCTCTCTTACCCATCATGTTGTAAATGCATGTTGTGCACCGGCCCTGGAGATGTTCCTCTCTCTCAGCATCAACCAGCTTCCAGAAGCGTGGATCTCTCACAGCTTCTTTAGCAGTTGTCCAGTCACCCTGGTCTGAGAACATGACTCCCAAAGCAGCATCACTATTGACTTTAGCTATGAACTCATCAGGTGTGCAAAGTCTAGGGGTCTTTTCTCTAGACAGTTCATTGAGGAGCCAACGGTTAGTTATGCGCATAACCTCACGGATGCCTGCCTTTGGTTCACTAGCCTTGGTGTCCACCTTCTCCTTAAACACGCGCTGCTGACCGAATGGAGTAGTGTCTGTCATGCAAACACTTGTAACTCCATAAATCGTGTCCCACGGTTTTGACATCTCTTTCACTACACCATTCAACATGGACGAAGCGCTCCCAGTGGTCTTGGTTTCATAACTACCATGGTACACCCAAGTGCGATACGGGTGCTCATTATCGTAGAACCAAGTCTGTTTGTACTCTTTTCTAAGGCGTTCCACTCGATGTCCTATTTTGTCCATATTGGGAGGTTCAGCCTCACAAGTGACCGCCCTAGTTCCAGTACCCAGGTTAACATCTTCCTCTAGACACATAACATACTTGGGCTTCTCCATTCTAGCTATGAGCTGCCTGCTCAATGAGCTTACAGCATTCATGGCGTTTCCTTTGGCCCCAGACACCCAATACATCTCGTGTGTACTGTTTCGTGATAGAGGAACCCGCACTAATGCTCCACCGAAGTTCTTCATTAGTACGTCAATCTTTTCAATGACGGCCGGCATGTAGGGGGCCAACACTTTGCACACAAAATTCTCAGGATGCTGTTCTTTCAGCCATGTCTCAAACATGTTGAGCACACGCAATGTGCGTTCCTCTTCAACCATGTAGCTAGATGATGATTCTCCTATGTCACAAACCAGCGTGTCGCATTTCTCAGTCCCTAAGTAGAACACATCAACGTTGGACCTCATCGTTACGAGGTTCCACCCGTATGATTGAACGGGCACTGGTTCCTCATGTCCTGGTCCACCTTTTGTGTATCCTTTGACGCGCACAATCTTCTTCTGTGCAGCTGCGTAGTAAGACCATCCTCCGCGTCCGCAGCCAAGATCAACCATGTGTCCAGACAAATCCACGTAACCTTTCTCATGTAGCCAACGCAGTTTTGCAGAGCCTCGTGAGACGGCGTGGCCTCCAGTCACATTTCCACTTTTCAACGCCTCTTGGGCTGGTGTCCGATTGACCTCTAAAATTCCATCCCGTTTATATACTGAGAATTCTCTCTTGTCCATTGCGTTGAGTCTGTTTTTCCATTTAATACCCAGAGTGTATTCCACTTTCTTGCCTCGCCTGCTCGGCTGCTTCTGTTGCAAATTTCTTATGACCGTGTACGTCAGAGGGATCCCTCCCAAATAGCTCCCACGCATCAAGTTACACACGGAGGCTGCAACTGAAGTGTTCCAGATGGCCGAAGCTTGTCCCTCTATTAGAGGAGATATAGCAGCTGAGCCAAGGATTCCAAGTTCAGTCATATGCAGCGTGCTTCGATTAAGAAGCACCGCTAGAGACGAAACTATAAGCAACATCCACAGTCCGAGTTTTTTCTCAAACATAGGGTCAATGGCTGATGGGAGTGGAATCGCCGTAGTATTCACACCATCTATCAAAGGATTTTTTGAGATTCCAGCGGCGGTCCTACTTTGTGCTTCCCGGGCAGCTTTAGCTTTCAATCCGGGTAGGATAAGGGCGAAGTGCATCAACGTCATGACCATGCCAGCAATCAAAGCCAACGCTGTGATGCCAGTCCAACTTCCAACACCGAGCAGGATCACCCCCCATTCCAAACTCATGAATGGGAGCCCCTTGTCCATAGACAGCAACACTCCAGCTTGGGACGCGATGGCCGCAAGAGACAGACTAGCATAATCAGTAACTATGGCATGCTCCAGCATTGGTCCGACAAGCGTTGTTAAGACTATGTACACAGACCATGACACTGAAGGCTTGAGGTCGACTGACAAGTCAATGTTCCACCCACTCCAACTAGTGTGGGTCGGACTACTCCGGCTGAACAGTGTTCCTATGTCGGCTTTAGTCCGTTCAAGCATTCCCATCTCATTAGCAGCTATTCCACCAATGACTGCCAACAACCCAAACAACACCATGGCAATTTGATTATCTTGTATCGATCGTTGGTTTCCAGGCTCTGGCACCAGAACGAGAAAGAACACAAATGCCAAAAGTTGGACAGCAGCTATCTGATAGCCTGCCATCCCTGACGTCCACATGAACCAAGTTGCCATAATCATGACAATCAATCCCAAGGACATCCGGGTTATGCCTTTGGGCATCATCAAAAACATGATGGAACCCATGGTGACAGAAACCAGCATGCCTATAAGCATAGCAGTTTCAGCCGCTTCCGGCAGATTGTCTATTGCCAGTCGGTAAGATCGTGAGTCAGGATTGGCTGTGAGAACAGTTCGAATAGTGTCAGCTGCATCAATGGCACGATCACTAAAATGCTGGGGCAGTTTCCCAACCACATCTAAAATAGGCATGTAACTCCTTCTGCCCTCTGCAAATTCCGTGAAACTTTTCAAAGAAGCACGTTCCTGGTAGACTCGTTGGTCTATCCACTTGGGCTGGAGAATTCTTTTCTCACCATTAGATGAACGGTACTCGACTGTCTGGCCAAAGTCATCAAACACAAGGTGTGACGATGGCCCTGAGTGGCACCAGGTTCGGTCCTCGTAAGTGTACCCATTTTTTGCAACTTGGTATGATAGCCACACAGGGAGATCTGCGCGCCTTATGAGATCGCGAAGAACAGCCCTTTTCTTGTCATCAAGTCTGTGAAACCCATCGGTCGCTGGACATTTCATTCGCTCAGGTTCATAGAATTGAGGATAAAGTCCCCCAGGCACTGTGATGTTGTCCATGAGAATCTTAGCCTCAATCCAATGCGCCATGTCTCCATCATCCGTTGATATGGGCCCACCAAATATATACTGGTCACCATGTTTCGTGGGGTCACGACCGACACGTCCTCTACGCTGTGCAGCACTGGCAGCACTAACTGGCTTGGGCCCACTCAACACAATTCGTTCTGTGGGGGTCGTGACCAAAACTGGTTTTATAGATAAACGACTATCAATGACTCTATCGGCCTTGATGTTAGCCCCCATTTCTGAGATGTCGGTGGTTATGACAAAATCCCAATCTCCACTTTTGGTCTTCCCGTATTCCTCATTGAAAGTTCTGCTGTTGAGAATGATCACTTTCTTCCCAGCTCTACAAAGACAACTGGCTAGTATATTGGAAGTTTTAATGGATGGGGCGAACCAAATGGTTTTGCCGTTGAATTCGGTTATCCAATCAAAGCCAGCACTCCAAGCAGCATCAGGCACTTCCCTTTCTTCATCTTCTATATGCCCGTTTGACTCAGGGAAAGCGTCTGTCGTTCCCGGAGGAGTGGCTGTCATGAACATGGCTGCAGCTTCCCCAAGACTGACTCTTGTTGAAATGATTCCCCGTGCGGCAATACTCGCAGGATCCGTGAAATGGGCCTCATCCATGACGTACAATTGGTAATTCACCATCCGTCCAGGAGTCAACTGACGATACGTGAATGTTGCATGACACATCAAGTCTATTAGTTCACGACCGGTTGAGTCTTGACTGACAGATGGTGTTTGGTACCGCACTGGTAGTCCAGCTAATGCTTCAGCCATCTCTCGTGCAACAACCCGTGTGGGTGCAAGGACCAATGTCTTCAGATTTTTCTTCACAGCTTCACGCAGTATCTCAGGTAGGACTCGCCTAGTCTTACCAGCGCCTGGATGCAAATCCAAGACGCTTAGAGTCCCCTTACTCAACATCCCGTCATGAAATGCATGTGGAACCTCACATGTTCGTGGCAGAGTCTGTGCTATGGAGCTTGCGAACGTTTGTTCGTTGAGCATCACTCCATTGCCATACAGACCCACGATTTTCCCCTCCTGATCGATTACAGGGGATCCTGATGTTCCGGGCGGATAGTCCAACACAACTGCTCCTATCTCACGTCCATCAGTGAGCACGAATTTTCCAGGTTTCGTTTGGACGTTGATAGGAACTTTGCCAGGTGACACTGCTATAAGTTGCACTTCAGTAGTCCCGTCCCACGTTCCATTCAATCTCCATGGTCCACCATAGCTGATGAGATCCTCACGGACGTCAGCCCAATATGGATCAATTCTACCTTCTCCACTCATCAGAGAAGCTCCTCTGGTGACATGCCACATGGTGTGGAAGACACTCTCATACATCACCCCCACACCTATCTGGGTGGCCCCAAACAGACGTTTGGACATGATGCGGTATACTCCTGTCTCAGTGTCTCCGGCTTTGGATGTTGATGGGTGTGGAATGTCCCACAAGACTCCACCTCTACGGTCATGTTTCACATATCCATACCAAATCAATCCCGCAACCGGTATGGCAAGGGGATGGAAGCCGGCCATGATGAGACAGCCAGCTGTTACGCCTGTTTTCAGCCACGAGTCTTCAGACTCGTGGCGAAGCCGAAAATCCCCACTCTCACCAACTTTGACGTCCACTCTTGGACTTGATCCAGATAGCTGAGCATCATGGCTCCATGTCATCTCACCAGCTTTCTCAAGGAATATGTCGTTGGCCTTGCCGCTTATGGCATATGCGGTGAATATAAGGGCCGCAGCAGCGGCTGGCCCAGCCACTTCTCCCTGGTTTTCTGTGATGGCACCTGCTAGAGCGCATACGATGCCTACAGCTGCCATCACCTCTCCAGCTGGCCAGGATCTCTTGCCATGTTTCCTCATAAAACTGGCGAACACCATCATGCCAAGTGGATTGCACCCCATCCAAGATGCAATCAAAGCTGAAAACCATGGTAGGGATTTTTTCACTGACTTGCCCTTGGCACCGGCCAACATGGTTCCAACTGCCAAAGTTGCCACACTAGCTCTCGTGGCGTTAGTCATAACAGCTAAAGGCAACGGAGCCAGACAACATAAAAGGGGTAAGGCTTTCGAAACCATTCCAGGGACAACTAAAGATCTGACAAGCAACCAACCAAGGGCACATGCGTGGACATAATCCATCATGTGATGGCAGGCCAGAACTCCCATTCCGGTCTGCATGAGAATGGCACCACATACCAACATGAAACTTTCTCTTGGAGACCAACGCATCCTAAAGAGGAAACCCAACAGGTATGCTGGTTTGACTTTAAATGTGGCAACCAGCGCGAGGTGCATGACATCTCCACCCGAGTTCATCTCTGCGAACGTTGTCCCGAGTAGTACTGCATACCGAGCCAGATCTGTGTATGTGAGGTCACCCATAATAACACAGATGAGAAGCCCTATTCCTGCCAACATGATATGTTTGCTAGTGAATCTTCTCTTCAGTCCTTCTTGCGTGACCAACATCATGACCAACAATCCCAGTGAAAAGTTGTCTAGTCCGTGAACTGCTCCTGCTGAAACTCTCGCTCTCAGGATACTCTCCTCCTTGGTGTTCATTGGCTGGATTTCCATGGCGTACCAGCATCCATCGGGTGTCCGGTATGTCAAGGGAGGCATGGTGCAGGCTCTGCAACACCACTCCGGTATGATCTTCCCACTGTCAGTTGTTGACCTTGCCGATGCCGATCTCCCCACACATGTTCTAGTGACATTAACCGTCGTTCCAGGACAGGTCTCAAAGACCACGTCTAGTGGAACATTGTTCCATGGTCCAGAGATCTGGGTTGAGTAGCCATATCTAGTGTTCATGTGTGACACTGGCCCTCCAAGATTGGCAGGAAGGATGAGTTTGGTCTCTTCAACTCCACGTCCCCAGACAGTATGAGAATCAGGCCACAAACACCTCCTACTCTCGGATAGTGACAGGCTCGTGAGTTTCCACTCACTTCCTTCTTTCTCAGAGACCATCCACAAACCAGGATCACCATGAGCAGAATGGTTTCCTTTCACAGCTGCTCCAAGCAATTCGGTATCGCAGTATCTCGTTAAAGTCGGGTTTATATCCAAAAACACTTTTGTTTTCATGATTCCCGTGCCAAACTCCTCAACCCTAAAAGTGTTCCATGATCTATTTGTAGACACGCATTCACCCTCATCGTTTCCATCAATGATAAAAACGTCCTTTGCCAATGGAACCTGCATCAACTTGGTCTTTCCCCATGTCTTCCATCCGTGCTGTAGTCCTGTTGTGTTGACTGGGAGGCGTTTGTGCCCACGCGGAAATGTTCCGTTCGCATTCTTAACAACGACACTAAGGGCAATGGCATTCTCTTCAAATATTCCGTTGATCTCATTCTCAACTTGTTTCCACATTTCGTGTTCCATACGTGTGGTTGAGCGTACGCCACAAATTCCATTGTTCCAAGCCGACCAAACGGATGCTGCAAGAGTACGTGGTGAACCAGGATGGAACACGTATTTGTCACGCCAGTTGCTGACGTCTCGAAATAAAAACACTCCATCGCCGCATTTTATTTCATGGCGGGACAAATCCAAACTACACCCTACCTCGGACACAGCATTGGTCATGGTAGACAGATACAAAAGGATAGCCCCCACCGTGATTAGAGACATAGCGAGGGTTTTTTCCCGTGCGCTAACTCCCAACCACATCAAGATTGCACCGATAAGCACTTTGGAAATCCAGCTCATACCTCCAAATACCGCCCGGAACAAACCTCCAAACACGGAGTGGATAGCCTTGCCCATACTGTTGAAAAAACCCCCGACGGACCCGAAATCCCAAGCGTGTTCTCCCAATAGAGCCATTCGTTCCACACCTTTCATGGTGGATGTGAATGCCGCTCCAATCGAGCTGCCATCTCTATGCCATTGTTCCACTATTTTCGTGGTGCCTAGACCAATTTCTATGACACTATCTCCAAACGGGGGTTCAACTTCGATAACAAGTGCATCGTTCTGTTTAAGAATGATAGGATGGGCTGTTATAATACGTCCAACTTGCTCACCACCTGGCCTCTCATGAACGCCCACTGGCACACGACACGGGACATCAGTCTGCGCGTACTTCACCTGCATGATGACAGTTCCATACGGGGTGGCGGTGGGCCTCTTCAGAATAGAGAACTCCTTGGAACATTGCATATATGTGGAGCCTTTCAATCTCAGATTTTCCATCTTGACTCTACATTTTAGGAACCCTGTACGAAAGACCACCTTGCTTCCTGATGACATGTATTCAATAACGGCCGCATCACCTAGGGCAGTGGACATGGCTCCTTCTTGGTCACCTAGGGTATACACACTCTGCTTAGTGGCATGTGGTGTGCTAAATTCCACCAATCTGTCCATGTCATGCCAAAAGTCAGCGGAGGGTGCTGTCCATGGGAGAGCAATGTCATGATACCAATCACGCTTAACCAACCACCACTTTCCTGACATATCGGCCGTGTAAACGTCATCCAAATCAATCCCAAAGTCCATCAGGCATTCAAATTGCACTTTGCCGTAATCTCCCAAATCTGCTTCAACAATGGAGCTTTTAGGAGTTATGGTGAGCTCTGCCAGTTCCTTACGCGATTTCCTTTGCGAGTCGTCGTCACTCTCAGCGCCAGAGTGTCCGTGAACAGACACTGCAGCAGTTATGACGATGTTCTCTCTTGAGATTGCATGTCCTGCCATTTTCTTACTGCATGCAAACTTGACGCACGTATCCAAAGAGCCTCTCCCAAAAAGTCCACATCCATTGCCCCATCCCCTATCAGGGTAGCTTCTCTCGCACAGATAAGTTGAGTCTTTCCGCTTATCATTATGTGCTTCTGTAGTTGAGGGGCAACCATTAACGGATGAAATTTCCGAGGTGGAAGCTTCCAGACAGTATGTTCGCACGGATGCCAAATTGGAGGCTTCCATCTTAACCATCCGTACGTCTATGGTCGGTTTTCCGGTTGCTGATATTGTCACGCATCCTTTACGGTCCAAGACCACATCTACCCAGGTACCTCCTGACACCCCTTGTATGAAGTCACGTTTGTCGATCCCTGAACACTGGCTTCCGTAGACAGGTGCGATCATCAAGAGCAAAGCTATAAAAATGACCTTTTGGGCGGTTGTTGTGCCAAGAGTCCATCCTAGAATGGCTATCAAGGCAGTGTACCCTGGATTTCTCAGTGACCATTTCTCAACTCGCATGAGGAAGTTCTTCACATTATTGGTCCTGTGCCATCCTTCGGTTCCTTGGTGCAATCCACCCGTACTGTGTGTAGGTATCATGATAGATCTTCTTGATCTGCGACGCTGAGGTGCCGGGGTAGTGGAATTAGTCTTGCACCTTCCATAGGTCAGTACAACAGAAATCCCCTTACACCAACAGTCAACATCTTCAGGGTCAGATGATCCATCAATCTTCGGACATTCATATGTCACCTTATCTTCACACATTGTGCCAACATCCATTGCGTTGACTATACACGATCCATTGCCTAGGCGTGTGCGGATAGAGAGCCAAGTCCCTACATCTTTTGGTTCCACGGTCATGTAGATGGTATCGTCTTTAGTCATACTCGTGGCTGCCATAGCAGTCCCAATCAAGGCTAGCATCATCATTCCATTACTCCCAGCAGATCGTCTATTCGGTCTCTTTTTCCGGGTTTGAAGGGTTTTCATCAGATTTCCAAGAATTTTCTTAAATGTCGCCAACACCTTCATTGCTTTAGTCTTGTCTATCGACCGGAATCTCTTATGTTGTTCGTTAGAAATTTTCCGGCCAGTGAAAGTCATGAACAAAAACAGAGCCAAAAATGCTTTCAAGCTTCCAATTCCCATCATCACTTTCTTCGCTGCCATTTTGGCCACCCTCATTGGTGGCGGAACGTAAGGCAGCTTACGTTTTATTATATCGACGGCCCGTTTAACGGGCCTCCTAGCTCGAAAGACCATTGATCTCATTGATTCAACTCTTTCAAACCTATTCTAATGCGTTATGTTTTCAAAGTGTATTCTTTTCCTTCCACTCTCACTACTAACTGTGTACCAAGACGCACACACAGAATATACTTTTC